TTAAATGAATTTTTGTAATTTTTTTTTAATACCTATTAGTTATTATAAATAAAATTTTTATATATTAAAAATATAAAGTATAAAAAATAAGTGATAATATAATAATATGTCATCAGAAGATACAAAAGAATGGTTAAAATGTTCTCATGATAATTGTAAAATAAAGTTTGATAAGGATTTTTTTTCATCTGGTATGCCTCAACCTCCAATTAAAGATTCTGATAAATTTGATGCTATATTGGAAGGACTAATGCAAACTAGATTATTTTGTATGAAACATGCTACCAATCATGCTAAAATAATATGTATGAATTCTAAAATACCTATTGATGAATAAAAATAATCAATCACAATAAATAAAATATATTATTATATAAATATATACTTAGATTATATAATAATACGAACCAATATGAATCGTGATTTAGAATATGAGAAAAATAATATAGGATATGATTGGCAATATACGAAAGAAGATGGTGGAGGTATAAAATGTAAAAATTATATTTTATGTGAAAGTGTATTACCAAAATGGTGGTTTGAATGTAAAGAACGTTATTTATGTACAGGTTGTCATATGGATTTTGGTACTTGGATCTTAGAAAAACATGATAATATTGAATGTCCAATATGTTTAGAAGTAAAAATAGGAATATCGCAACCAAAATGCAATCATTCATTATGCATAACTTGTTTTAAACGATGTCATTATGGCGATGATTGTAAAGATACGGAACCTGTATTTCCTTATCCAGAGATAGAAAATGAATTTTATGATGATCAAAATAATCCAAAATGGGATAATTATCCATTAATTGATATATATCATAAAAATTGTGATATATGGGAAAAATATGTACAAGAAAAATATAAAAATGAAGAACATCTTCGTAAATGTCCATTATGTCGTAAATAGAAATATAAAAATTGAAAACATATAATTTTGAATTTTTGTAGTACTATAAAAAAGAATGGCGGAAGTTATCAAGTATATGGATGATATTATCAAACAATTTAATGATAAAATTAAAGAAATATATGATAAAAAATTAGAAGAACATCAAAATAATATTTCATATAATTTAAGTGATGGATATGAAAAAGATTATGGTTTAATCAAAACAGAGTTTGATATGTATATTACTAAAAATAGATATGCTATACATAAAATAGAGTTTAGTGATCGATCTAATATATCAATGTTTATTTTTGATAATTATGGAGATTATTATACTCACCAAAATGGTCATAAAACACTAGAATATATAGCATGTGGAGAAATACATTATATACTTCCAAATATATTAATAGATATGATTAAAGGATTTGAAATTGTATATCCATCATATCCAAGATTTGCTGATACTAGTCCAAATAAAAGTATTTTATGTTTAGTATATAAAAATTTTTTAAAAAATATTAAAAAAATAGCAGAAGATTATTATAATAGATTTACTAGATATAAATCATTATATGAACCTGGAAAATTAATTAATTATAATGAATTATTAGAACAGAATGAAAAATTAAAGAAAGATATTCAAGAAAAAGATAAATTATTCGAACAAAATGAAAAATTAAATAAAGATATATTAGAAAAAGATGAATTATTAAAACAAAATGAAAAATTAAATAAAGATATATTAGAACAAAATGAAAAATTAACACAATATATATTGGAAAAAGATGAAACAATTAAAACATTACAACTGTTACTTGATGATAAAAATGAAATAATAATTTTATCCAGAAAAAAGAAAAAAATTGAAGAACGTATAGAAGATATACAATATTATATAAAAAATAATACGAAAAAAAATAGATTAATACGATTAAACAAAAAATATAATAAATTAACAAGTAAATTAGAAGATATTGATATTGAATTAGATAGATTAAAAGATAAATATGATATATATTCTTCATCTTCAGAAGAAGAAACAGAAACTGAAGAAGAAAAAGACATTGATATTAAAAAGAATAAATGAAAGATATTATGATTTTATTTTATCAAACCCATATTTAGTAATGAAATCATTCATATTCATTGTACCCATTGATGAATTACATGATGCACAAATTGGTTTTAAATTATCTAAATTTACTTCACCACCATTTTTCTCACTAATGATATGACCACTATGAAAATTTTGTTTACTAATACTTTCTACTTTACAACAATTACATTTACCTTCAATATTATCATTAAAATGTAACCGCCATAATGTATTTTTAACACTAGCTGGTATTTTTTCTTTTTTCTTTCTTGTCTTAGGTTCTTTTTCTATATTATCATTTTTTTCTTCTTCTTTTACTTTTTTAGTAATTTTTGTTTTTGTTTCTTTCATAACATTATTATTTTCTATAATACTCTTTGGTATAGTTTCTTTCACAATAGTATTTTTAATAGTATCTAATTTGTCATATTTATTATATTTTTCAGTTAATTTTTCAAAAAATGTAATAAATTCATCAATGTTTTTATTTATATTATTAATCAATCCAATTGCACTATATATATCCATACTAGGATAAAAATTTAATCCAATCTTTTGTAATAATGTATTGTATTCAGTATAATCTTGATAATAATCATTATTTTTAGAGGTTTTCCATTTACTTAATACATTAATTTGTAATTTTTTAAGATAAAGTTTTGATCGTTTATCATTATTATCCTTAATAAATTTATAGTTGTCAATGTAAATCATATCAACAAAGTTAGAAATAATATCTTTACTTTTTTGACAAAAATATTGAGCACACATTAACGATCTTTTCAAAAAATCAGACATTTTTAATTCATTTTGAGCAGTCATAAAAGCATTAAAAATATTATTATGATATTGATTCGCATCATTTTGTGTTTCAGGATTATTTTTGAGTTCACATGAAATTTCATATATAATATCATATATAAGACCTTTATATGATCCTAATTCACCATTTCTGGATATATTATCATTTGCATTTTCATATTTAGTATTAATTTTATTGATATTATCAAAAAAAACTAAGAAAAATGTCTCTAATTCTTTTGTCATTTTTATTTATTATTAGATAATTAGTTTTATAATAAATAAAATTCAATTTACATATATATGGATAAAATATATATTATATACGATACCAACAAAATATGGAGTATAGCATACATATCCTTCGAATTAGCACTATTAGATGTTCAAAGAAAAGTAAATCAAATAAACGAAGAATACATGAAAACTGATCAATTTGAATTAACCCCAATGTTACCCGCTAGTATGGAAGACGACTATGATAAATCAAATGCACAAAATGGTGTCATTGTAGCAAATATATATGACTATGATATTATGATATATATAAAATATGTATTATTATAAATAATCATATTTTAATTTTACATTTATATACATAATTTATTTTATATAAAAACATGTAACAATAAATCATAAATGACGAACATTTACATATTAAGTCTTGAAAACAAAAAATATTATGTCGGAAAAAGTGATAATGTAATAAATAGATATCAACAACATATGAACGGTAATGGTTCTGCATGGACGAGAAAATATAAACCTATTTCACTTATAAAAACAATCGAAAATGCATCACCTTTTGATGAAGATAAAATAACAAAAGAATATATGTCATTATATGGTATTGATAATGTGCGTGGTGGATCTTATGTAGAAATAGAATTAAGTGAGTTTCACAAAGAGGCATTAAAAATGGAGATTTGGTCAGCAAAAGATTTATGTACTCAATGTGGAAGAGCAGGACATTTTGTGAAAGATTGTTATGCGAATACAGAAGTTTCTGGAAAGAAAATAGAATTTGAATATGAAGATGAATGGGAATGCGACTATTGTGATAGAACATTTACTACTCAATTTGGATGTAAAATTCACGAAAAATCTTGTAAAAAACAAAATTCGAGTGATGAATGGGAATGTGAATATTGTGATAGAACATTTACTACTCAGTTTGGATGTAAAAATCACGAAAAATCTTGTAAAGATAAAAATAATAATATTAAACAAGAAGGTTCATGTTATCGTTGTGGTAGAATAGGTCATTACTCACCAGATTGCTATGCATCGTGTCATAAAAAAGGATATGAATTGTAAATAATAAAAAATTGAAAAAATAATTATATATACTATATAATTTAATTTAGTAAGAAAAACATAACACAAATGTCTGATTCATGGGATTTACCACCTACTACAAATTATGTGCCAATAAAGTCTGTACCCGTGAAGCCTATCACACCTGTATCCAACAAACCTCTTATCATTAAATGCAGTGATTGTGATAAACCAATTACAGATGACATAGAGAATGCCAGAGAATGGTTCATCGAAAATAAGAAGACAAAGTTGCGATTATATAATGATCATAAGAGTAAACAATCTCGTCGTAGTATTTCTGATCCAAAGTATATTAAAAAATTGTCTGATGATATTGCAAAGATCCATTGTGAAAATAAGCTACTGTGTGATTTATGTAGGAACAGTGAAGATAAAAAATTAGACGATATGTTTCGTCGGAATGATTCTGATGATTATTCCGAATAATACTCAAAAATTTTTATGAAAATCCCAATCCCTTGTATCCTCACTCAATTTCTTATAGCAACATACAGTGCTAGGTGATGTAATTCTTTTAAAATGTGGATAATTACTATCAATATACTTCATGAACTTATTAACACCAGCATGATACGCATCATCAATCACAATAATACCACCAATTTTTAATATTAAACTACTATAAAAGAAATCTAACAAAGTATAATCAAAGGTATGCCACCCATCGATAAATATAAAGTCATATTTCTTATTCACTAATTTAGGTAATACATTATATGACTTATCTTCAAATAAAGTATGAAATTTATTCATTTTGATACTTTTTATTAATTTCACGCCAAAATTATTCCATTGTGTATTCTGATTAGGATCTATTGAATCTAAATGAATATTCTTAGTACCTAATTTTTTTAATGCCGATAATATATACATTGCACTAATACCGTATGCGCAACCAACTTCTAAACATCTTTCAAACTTATTCGATAATATTGTATTGTATAAAAAGTCACCTTCTTGTTTTTTTACAGAACCACGTACCAACCCATCTAATAAGCTAACCGATGTTAATTTAAGTTTCTCAAATAAATCTTTTTCAAATACATAATCTTTATCTTTACTATTATACTGATATTCAACATATTGTTCTAAAAATAATACATTTACCAGTTTGAAATATTCTTTTAAATTATTATCTTTAATAGCTTCTACAATATGTAATTGTGTATCTACCATATCTTCTATGTAATCACCTAATTTTTTTATATCTACTGTAGGTTTAATTTCTATATATTCTATTGCATCTAATAATTTATGAAATTCTGCCCTACTTTTATAATTAAAGCAAATCACGTAAGTATGATATATTACAATACGATCAAATATTAACAATAACAAATGTAATAATTTAACCATATTCGAATCTAACCTATATATCATAAATATATACATACCACCTTCATTCAGACAATTAAACAACATCTTTATTTTTTTAACACAATCCTCAAATGTTTTATCTAGACTAAACGCAAGTATTAAATTATTTTTCTTAGTACAAGTATCTTTACCAATTATAATTTTATTTGTAATATGTTTATCACTCTCTTCACCAATACTAAAAGTTAAAGAAGTATGAAATTGTTTGGCAAAATTCTTAATAATAAAATTATGTAAAGTAAGATATGGTTTCTTCTTGTTGTAAACAAATAGATTTTTATACAATATATGATCATGTAACTTACTAGATATATCATTTATTTCTTCAAACTGTTTCATAATTTTTGAATGATTAGGTAATTCATAGGTATGTTTATTTTTAGATATATCATATGTAAAATTATATGTATTTAATTCATACATATAATAAGAATTGAAATTAAATTTATTTATTTGAATAAATATAGCATGTAATAATATAAAATGTCAAACTCAAATGACCTATCAGTTATGATGCGCAAACAATTACTAGATTTAATTAATTACAAAAATAAAGAAAATATACAAGAAATTGTAAGCCAAGTATACAATGATGTTATCAATCATGCCAAACATTCAATTGATCCAGTATATCAATATGAAATACCCAAAACATTTTCAATAAATAAATTTTATATTGAAAATATCAATGAAATTATTTATAATCTTCAAAAATTATTTCCTGACTCTAATGTAACTCATACACTTCTTTGTAAAGGTAGTGATGGTAAATTATATGACATTGCCAAAATAGATGATACTATTTTACCATTAGTTAATTCAGCATTGGATCATTCATATATAGTTATTGATTGGTCAATAGTATAAAATTAATAAATATATAAAAATATATTTACTAGTATCTATATAATGCATCCATATATTATAAGTTTAGATAAATCATATCCAATAGCTGAAATTGTATATGAATATGGTAAATCTGAATACAAGAAAGGACTTCAGATTGGATTTTTAGGAGGAGTTGTATATACTACTATTCTTGTGTTGGTAATAAATTATTGTAAAAATTGAAAAAATAATAATTAATTAACTAATATAGATAAGTAATAAATACAATGACATCTCCTACTTACTATTTTATCAACCATACTCACAAAGAATTTTGCGTATTTGACAATAATAGTTCTGTTATGAAGTCACTTGAAAATGTTATCAAAGCATATATTAATTGGTCATTAATGGATGATATTCGAATTGATACAGATTTACCCACTAGTACAATTGTACTGGAATATCTTATAAATGAAATGGAATTTAGAAATTTAGATTTATATATTGATTAGTTTATATAAATAATAAATACTATATATACTAAAATGTATCAAAATATATTAATAGGTGCAGGAATTATATCTATTTATTTTATAGTAAAATGTACATGTCCTAGAAATACCAATATGAATAAAAGTCATATTATGTTCAAAGGTAGTTACTATCCTCATTAAAAATTGAATTATGAATTATATAGATATATCATAATTCTATATAATAAAATATGATTATTAACGAAAGTACTATATTTTGGTGTATATATTTAATTTTTAGTACATCAATAATATACTTATTAAATTATATTAGTAAGTTTATTATTGAAATAATAATAAACTTACTAACAAATTTGTATAGACCAATTGTATTATTCTACACAAATTTAATTATAAATTAGATATAACAATGCCTTCTAATAGAGTTATAAATAAACTTTGTGAACATGAATTTGATAGAGGTGTAGTTGCTGGATTTTGGACAGGGATTGCATTTATTCTAGTTTTATATTATGTAGTAATCAAAATACAAAATAAACTTATATATCATAATTTAATATAAAAAATTGAAAAAATAAATGGTTAATATGTTCATTATAGCTGTTATACCTACAGTCTTGAGCCATGGACACATTGACTTTGATTTCGATTACTATCACCTGCATCTTTCTGACAGTCAAGACATACATTGACCGTTTAAACCGGATTGAAGCCCGTCGTCAAGAGGAGGCTCGTCTGAAGGAAGAGGCTCGCCGTCAAAAAGAGAATGAGTACTACAATATGCCTGTCGTCGCACGTGCATTTGTGGGCATCCTCAACGGGATTACAGGATCTCCTAATGCACCGGTAGCTTTGGAGGAGGAACGGTGGCGTCAGACAGGTGCGTTACTTGCTGGGCTAACTACTCTATTAAGCATCGGCACTATCATCGCTAGGCCACCTTCGTCTCAGGCACCTTCGTCTCAGGTACATTCGTCTCAGGCGCCTTCGTCTCAGGCGCCTTCGTCTCAGGCGCCTTCGTCTCAGGCACCTTCGTCTCAGCTATCTCCTGCAGCCATTGCTGCTTTTGATCAAGCTGTGGCTGCAAATGAGCGTAATTCCTGATTCTTGATTTATCACTCCATGAATTGTTTATGTGATACAAAGGGCAAACAGGCTTTTAGCTACTTAAATATTTTTTTACAATAAATATAAAAGTTATTTATAGTGTGTTAATAATATGAATTTTAAATTTTTAAAATTCATATTTTTTTAATTCAGTAATAGCTCCCCGTCCCTGTTTATAATGTATTATTTATGTAATAACCAATACATCATTTTGAAATGCATTAGAGACTAAATTATACTTAAGAGGATTATTGCTTAAATTTAATAATCGTAAATTGGGTAGAGAACTAAATGTAGCTGGATGTATATAAGTAAGTTGATTATTGGATAAATCTACTTTACGTAAATATTTTGCTGAATAATTTGTTGGATCTCCTGTTGCAGTACTAAAACTACCTGTAGCAAACATATCTGCAGCTAATCCAGATATTGTTTTATTAGTACATTTCCATTGTTGTGCCAATTTATTTGTCGAACATGGTGCGGCTGTAGTACAAGCAGTTATAGGACACCCTCCGCCTAGGGGTGAACCATAAGAAGGTATTCTAGACTGAGCATAAGAAGCAGTAGTATCACAATAATTAGCACCATTAGCATTAGCCACAGCACAGGTGATACATTTTTCCGTACTACCTGGTGAGTATGAACCAGCTGGACAAATTGAGGGAATACGGGCATTAAAATTCGCTGAATATGTCCCAGCTAGTGCAGGTTTACAACTTGATTGACCTGATAAATTTTGAAATGCACCAGCCCCACATGCAATACATTCTGTTGCAGCTGCTAATGAATATGTACCAGCAGAACATCTACCACATTTTAAAGTATTTGAACTGCTAGAATATGTCCCAGCAGGACAATTATCACATTTACCTGTTGATCTATCATAAAATGCACCAGCAGGGCAGTTCGTATTATTTGGATCGGCAATTGGCACTACTACTCGAGCATCAACTACAGTATCGGGCATTGTTCTAATACTACTTATTTTATTAGGATCATTCGTACCAAAAAATTTAGTCATAGTAAGCGGAACAGTAGAAGATGTAGAAGAAAAGAGATTATTACAACCAAAATCAGAAAGAGTAAATGTAGAATTATTAGTTGTGTATAACGGACTTGATGGTGAAAATAATACATTGTCAATAAATGTATCAGACCAAGTTGTTATATCATTTGATGTTGGGCATAATCCAGAAGTTGGGCTTAGCATTTCTTATATATATATATAAGAAAATTTTTTAATATTATATATATAATCAGGAGTTGAGATTTCTACTTGAGACTTAAAGATTTTTATTTACAAATTTGTCAGTTTCTAAATCTCCAAAATTTAATTTTTTGATAAGTAAAAATTTACATTTAATATTACTTAAAGATATTTGGGTGATTTAGAAGTTATGCAGTAAAAAATAAAAATTAAAAATATAATTTTTATTATAAATTAAGGAATAATAACTTTATTTTGAAAACGACTTTCACGCGTATTTCCATCCAAACATGTATCTCCATACATGTTTCTAGTTACAATTTTCATTCGATTTTTAAAGTTCTTCTCAGGATCATATTGATCTCTAATTTCACCTTTAGGCATAAGGCTCATTGTATACACATTGTAATACATTGTGTAAATCTTAATTAAATCTTTTTTAACATTATCAACAGTCAAATTTTTAATGCCTAAATTTTGACCAGTGTGATCAAATGCCCATCCAATTGTATGAATTGCAATTGCGGCAGATTTAATTTTATAATGCATTTCTTTTGTCAAACGATTAAGAGTTTCATGCATCATAGTTGGTAGATTATCCCGGATAAATTTGTCAGCAACACTTTTGGTGTATTCAGAATACACCAAAGGAGATGTCCGCGGTAGTGCCATAGCTTCAGCAAGTGTCATATAACCGGGAGGAGGTCGTGTAGGTAATGACATTTGTTTAGTTAGTTACTAAATTTATGAATGTATTATAATAAATATTTTTCAATTTTTATTATAAATTAAGGTTCTGAAAGTGTTTAAGTAGGCCTTTAAAATAAATAAGGTTCAGGAACAATGATTGAGGAGTCTCGATAACAAACGAGGTTCCAAACTCTGTAAGTGTTTTTTGATCCGTTTTTGTATGATTCTTTAGCCGTTAAGTTGACAAAGTCAATCTCAATTTTCATAGCCAAAAAACCCCGATCTTCATTTAATGGTCTAATGGTATCAAATTCGAACGTCTCATGATAATACCTAAGACTGTTCTGTAACTTGTCTTGAAACTCACTATCAAACGTATACCTTTTTTCACCATCTCTAACAAGCTGAAATGGCATTGTTCAGTAACTGTAATTACTCAAATAATGAATGTATTATAATAAATATTTTTCAATTTTTATTATAAATTAGTCTCCTGAGCAATATTCGAAATTGCGACCCTTTGATTTACAATCAAATAATCTACCACTGATATATCAGGAGATTATCTAAATAAAAACAATCATTTGTTGT